TCGTCATCACCAGCCATCATTTTTTCAAATTCAGCTTTTAGATCGTCAAGTGCGTCTTCTAGGTCTTCAACACGGTCTTCCATGTCGCCGCCTTCTTCTTCGCCTTCTTCTTCGTCGCCCATGTCCATGTCATCGGCTTCTTCGTCGCCTGCATCATCGGCTTCTTCATCGTCTGCTTCTACTTCAAATGTGTCTAGGCTAAAATTTTCGTCTAGGTCTTCGTCTGACTCGTCAACTTCTTCATCAGTTGCTTCATCAACTTCGTCTTCGTCATCTTCTTCATCAGCTGACTCGTCAACTTCTTCATCAGTTGCTTCTTCAACATCATCTTCATCTTCTAGAAGTGACTCATAGATATCGCGTGATTTCTCAACTACGATTTCGTGGAATAATTCTTGTGCTGCTTCCTTGTCTTCGTTAACAAGTAGCTCTAGCATTTTTTCAAACTTATTTAGATCTGCCATTTTAAACTCCTATAAATGTTTTTTGCACGTACCTACATAGGCACGGGGCTGTCATAATGTATTTACTATTTATACAGAAAAGTATGTAGAAATAGGCTCAAAACGAGCCGTTTGTCTAAAATTAGACAAAATTGAAGGATTTTTTAAATTCTTCAATGGTAATATGTGATAAATTATCAATTTTTGAAAATTCTTTTGGTATAAAAGCATTCTCTCCTAACACTCTTATATATCTCTTTTTAGAGAATTTTTGACAGGTAATTATAGTTTGTTTAAGCCAATTACCATGATATGTTGCTTTGTCCGTACTTTTTTTATAATTTTGGCTATCTGCATAAACATTATTAATTTTATCGTCAATACCTTGGTAATCAAATCCTAATATATAAATGTCTTGAGTATCATGTGTGCTAGCTAACCATAATGCAGTTGGTCCACTACTCCAGCCTTTTGAAGGATTAAAAAAATTAAAGCCATTCATTTGATGATACGCACGATTAGGATTAGTCCATACAGTATGAGTGTGTTGGTATCCTGATTGATTAATTTCTAGAATCATTTTAGTATCAACTGCAACTAGATAGTCGGGTTCAAATTCTCTATACAGTGCATTGCATCCGTATACAAACCCGTATTTCTTTAGATGTTGAAGATTAATAGATTTCCTGCTAGTGCCATTGCCTAGCACAAATGCTGTTTTGTTCAATGATTAAACTCCGCCTGCTTCTGTGTTTGCTGCTATGCCATACATTTGCTTAATGAACTCAAGTTCTTTACGCTTCTCTTCTGTATGTAGCTCAGATGCTTTGCGGATTCGATTGATCTGACTTAGTGTAAGTCTTGTTTTACGGGTGTCAGTTTTCTTAAGAGGTGAATCATCATACTCGGGTTCGTAGCGCTTGTCGTCTACAAACTCAACTGTTTCGGGGTCGTGATAAAATAATTCTCTTAGTATCATAATGTATTTATATCGTTTGCGCTGTTCCTGCGCCACTGCCGCCTAATTCTTGACCTGTAACAGTTTCAGGAGCAGAAGCATCGCTGCCTGCTACTGGTTCTTCGCCTTCTGGTGCTTCGTCTTCTATTCCGCCCAAGTCTCCTGCAATGCCTGCACTACTAATACCTGCATCACGCATTTCTGCATCTGCATCGCCAGGAATTGGTTCTAAGTTATCTTCATTCTCTTCGCGCCATAGACGTTCGTTTTCTGCAAGCTCTTCGTCATTCATACCTAAGAAGCGTTTCATAGCAAAGCGATTTGAAATATACGGAATAGCACTCATCTGTGTATATGTTGGCACACGAGCGTTATCAATTTCAGCTTGTCTATAGCTTGCAAAGTTTTGTGGTGGTTGGAATTTGAGATCAAACATTGCTGTATCAATGTTTACACCTTTTTCAAGTAAGTAGCGTTTAAACTCTGTATCAAATTCTTCAACTACTAGGTTTTGCAAACGTTCACAATAGGTATTAAAGCGTAATTCTTGTATGTATGCTGTTCCAACACGGCCGTCATTATATTGTGCAGCTGAATCATCTGCTCCAGTTGGTAAGTACGAACTCGGGATACGTAATCCGCGTACCAACTTATTAGTAAAGTATCGTAAGTCATCAATTTCTCCTAGGTTTGTACCGCCTGGTAGTGTTTCGACTTTTGATCCACGTCCCTCAGCCGTCTGTGGGAAAAAGTAATCTTCGTTAATTGATAGAGGGTTGTATGAACTGTCTATGACATTTTGACCACCTCCTGTTGACGATGGGATGCGTCTCTGATGAATTTCCGTCTTAACACGTTCCACAAACTGCATAGCAAGGTGTGAAGGCATGTTGCCCACATCAACGTAGAATACTCTGCGCTCTGGCGCTCTTTGTACACGATAGATGATAATAGCATCTTCGAGTAATTCTTTTTGTTTGTATACTTTAAAAATAGTTTCTAGCAAACTATTACCAAACGGATAGTTGTTATCCAAGCCTTCACTNAATGAAAGATGCACAACATGTTCTGCACCTACAGTAAACTCTCCGTCGTCGGTTGTAAAACGACTTCCACTCATACCAGACTGCGGTTGTCCTACCATACCTTTTGCGCCGCCTGTTGGCTGATATTGACCTCCACCGTTTCCTATATTACCATTACTTGTAAAAGGAGTTGTAGCAATTCCGTCTTTAAAATTAAAGTTTACATTTTTAATAACATACTGTTCAGGAAGTTTACCTTCGCTTTCGTTTACAATAATACGTGTTACATTTGCAGCATCAACATGAAACCAACGCTTAGTCTCTGGATCTCTTAGGAAGAATTGATCTCCCATTTTAAATACGTTGCGCATTATTCTAAAGATCTTAGTTTCAAACTGTTGAAGTTTTGCCCATTGTTGTAAGTACTGACCAATAATAGTAATTTCACTATTAGTTGCCTTTTTACCTCTGTAGTCTACAATAAACGGTGTATTGTTTGAAGTGTTCTTTTGTGTACAAAACTCAGCAAGGATATCAAGTGCAGCATTAACTTCACTATCTTGATCCATAGTGTTATATTGTCCGTAGCGTTCAACTCTATTTGGTGAACCTACGTATACATCTGGCAAGTATGATGAATAGTTAGATCTTGCTGGGCCGGCCATGTTGCCATTGCCACGGCTAGTGAACGGACTGTAGCTACCGTTTTGATTGTCACCTGTTGGTACAGGTGTGAAGTACTTTTTCCAACTCATTTATTTTCCTTATTACCCGCCTCTGCTAGGGCTCCTTGCAGCTATATTATATCCCATAGCTGCATCGGCAGTATTTCGTTCAACCTTAATGTCTAAGTCTCGCATTTCTTCTAGTAACACTAGAACTTGCTGCATAGTACTATTTAACTGTTGTGTGCCTGCGCTTGTACCGCTTGTGGATGCACTAATTTGTCCCATTACATCGCCTGCATTAGTTCCAGAACCCGGAGACCAACCATTGTTGTCTTTCGATAATTCTTCATTTAAGTCTTGTAAAGTTTCAACTAAATTGTCTAAAGCAGTAGTATACGATCTAACACCTTCTGTGTCAAGTCCATTCTTTAAAACGTCTAAATTAGACTGTAGTCCTGAAATGCTTACTATTGCAGCCATTCCATTTGCTACACTAGTAATGTTTTCACCAGTTAGTGCGCTAATTCTTTCTAATCCAGAAATAACACCAGAATCAAGTTCGCCTTTACCTTCAATGTCATTTGCAGACGGCATTGCTAACAATGCATTGCCAAAGTTAGTCATAGCTAGTGCGTTTGCTATGACAGCTTGTGAATTTATTTTAGCTTCGCCAAATGTACTAACATGATCCCAAGGCATCACGTCTGCGCCTGTAAATAGCTCTCCTATTTTTCCAAAGAGTCCGCCAGTTTTTGATACATCTACTTCTGGCATGCTATTCATTGCTTCTGCAAATGCTGCTATAGCTGCTGAATTATTAATGATGCCAGAAGTATTAAATGTTCTGTTGCCAAACTCTTCCATAGGAGCAAATGGATCTGTGTTGCCACCTAGAAGTCCAATGATTCCGTCTTTTAATGCAGTAAACACACTAGCACTCGGACTAGCTGGAAAATCTTTAACTGCGTCTGCATACGATTTAATTGCAGTTGCGTTTGCAATAATGCCAGCAGTGTTAAGAGTCATTTCTCCAAATGCTCTAATAGGAGCCATTGGATCTGTTTCACCGCCTAGCAATCCAACCATTGCTCCTTTAAACGCACCAAACACATCAGCACTCGGGCTTGTTGGGAAGTCTTTAATTGCTATAGCATACGCTGCTAAAGCATATGCGTTATCAATAATACCTTTGGTGTTAAGTTTTAATTCACCGAAGGCCTTTATCGGAGCCATTGGATCTGTTTCACCACCTAGTAGTGACGCAATACCACTCTTGAATGCACCTAATACGCTTGCTTGTGGAGATTGTGGAAAGTCTTTTATTGCAAATGCATATGCTGCAACTGCTCCTGCATTTGCAATTATTCCAGCAGTATTAAGCCTTAAATCACCAAAGGCCTTTATTGGAGCCATTGGATCTGTTTCACCACCTAACAGTGATACAATTCCTGTTTTAAACGCAGCTAACATACTAGGAGCCGGTCCGCCGGAGAACCCTTTCATTGCATCGCTATACGCAACCATTGCTTCTGCATTATTAAGAATATTTTGAGTATTTAGATCGGCGCTTGCAAACTCTTTTAATTTTTCTAAAGGACTTTTTCCTGGAAGTAGATCTATTAGATTTGCAATAGTATTGCCTACTGCTCCTACTGCTGCAC